AGCCCTCTTACATCCGCTCGTAATTCTACAAAATTAGACCCTGCACTCAAAAGACAAAGAGAAATAAATAAAGCACACACACAAGCTATTATTGAAGATAGAAAACGTGCAGCAAATGCACTAGCAAAGATTCAAAATGAAGAATTAAAAAACAATAAAAAAGCAGCTAATGATCAAAATACTTTGAATAAAAGAAATAAAAACTTTGATGAAAGAGCAAGAGCTACACAAGGTTGGTTTGGTGATACATTTGGGCGTGGCGGACAAAGAAAAGCAACAGCTCTGTATAATCAACTCCGAGATAAACAAATCAATCCCTCTGAATACAGCATGAAACTTAGGACACTAAGAGGAGATCTATACCGTGCTCAACGTGCTCAGAGAAGTTTTAACCAATCTATTCACGATATGCGTGGAGCTTTTGTTCAGGCCACTGCAAGTTATACAGCTTTTGCTGGTGTTATGGGTATTGCTAACACAGGTAAAGCTTTCCAAGGATATCAATCATCTATGGAGATGGCTTTTGGTGGTGAACAAGGTGCCGCTCCATTTGTGGAATATCTAAGAAAAGAAATTAGACGTTTAGGTCTCGATGTACAGCAGACAACAGACGATTTTTCGAAATTTGCAATAGCTGCCAAAGGGAAGGTTTCAGACTCAGATTTAAAGAATATTTTTACTGGTTACCAACAATATGCAACGGCAGCAGGGACAAGTAAAGAAAGAACATCTCTTGGTATGAACGCAATCAAACAGATGTTTGATAAAGATTTTGTTTATTCAGAGGAGTTCCGCCAGCAACTTTCCGAAAACGTAAGTGGAGCGGGCAAAGCTTTTGTTCAAGCTGCAAGTGAAATGTTAGGACGAGAAATATCTACCGCTGAATTAACTGATTTAATGAAGGCTAAGAAATTACCTACTGAAAAATTGTTACCTATTGTGGCTAAATATTGGAAAATCATGAGTGATGATTCTCTTAATAAGAAACTACAACAATTAGCTGCGGTCGAAGCAAGAATGGTAGAATCTTGGACACGTTTTGTTGGTATGCTTTATGATTCAGGTGTTGAATCCTCTTTATCCAATTTATACAAAGGTCTTGATAGAATCTTTTATTCAATCAAAAATCTTGCAGGGAATGCACTAGGTAAATACCTTAAGGGTATCTTAGACATGCTGTCTGAAACCGCACTCTTTGTTTTAGATACTTTTCAATTGGTTTTATATTATATTGATAAAGCATTCGGAAACGATTCAAATTTGAAAGGAATTTCCGCTGAAATGCTAGGTATGGCAACTGGTGCAGGTCTAGTATATATCACATTAAGTAAATTGTTAGGTTTATTTAAAGGTCTTAACATTTTAGCTAAGATTTTTAAATCATTACTTATAGAGACTGCCGCTGTAGATGTTGCAGGTGGTTTGGCTAAACAATCATCTTCTATGAAGGGTGTTGGGTCTTTATTAGGTAAAGCACTAGGTGTTGCTATGGTAGCTGCCGCTGCCTATGAATTTGGCGGATGGCTCAGAGATAATGTTAGCTGGATAAAAACTATTGGTGATTATTTAGGAACTAGAGCTGGACAGCTGACATCACCTAATCAGCAAGACGCTGCAACTGGAAGAGGTGCATTTGCTGCAATGAACGGTGCAGGTTTTAACGCAGCTTGGGCAAGCTCAATGCCTATGTTTATGCAAAACCAACAACCACAGACTGCCAAAGTAGAACTAACATTAAACGGGGAATTATCTAAAATGGTGGATGTTAAGATCAAAGAAAATAACACACAAACCATTCAATCTATACTACCCATGGCTAAGAATTAAACAGGAGAGATGTATTGGCAACTAAGATTGAAACTTATACGTTTCTTGTTTCTGGGGTGTTTTCTGAAAATGCTCCAAGGTTGATTAGAGCATTAGATACAAATTATCCCGTTATTCAAATGGACGTTATTGATAATTACTCTATCTCAATGCCTAATCGAATTTCTAACTATGCTATTGAAAGTCGGTCTAATATTTCAGATCATATTTTTAGTGAGAATACTAAACTACAATTCACAGCAAGGATAGGTCATGCTTATCCTTTATATTCTTTAGAACTTAATTCCTTAATAAAATCTGATAAAAACAATTCAATCAAAGCTAATAAACCCCAACAAGCTTATGAATTAATTAAAAAACTTCGTGACGATAAATTAGCTTTTGACGTTCTAACAGAACAAGAGCTGTTTGAGAGTATGGTTATCACTGATTTATCTGTAGCAAGAGAAGCAGGAGATGACCAACTTGTTTTCAATATCTCTTTAGAGAAGTTTAGAAAAGTAAACATTGGTAAGACTGTTTTAGCTTCTGTGAACACGGGAACAGATAAAGGCAAAGAACTTAGTAAGAAAACTGCCAATAAAACCTCTGAAGGAGGTAAGACATCCGGTGATACTACAAAAGCTGATAATAAACTCAAAACGGGTAGTAAATTAGGTAATTGGGTATATGACAAATTGGGCATACCTCACTCCACCTCACAACCAGAGTAATAACATATGGCTGAATTAAAATATATCCTCCCTAACCTAGACGAAACTAAGCCCTACCAAACGTTTAGATGTGTTTTAGATGACACTACTTATGAGACAACTTGGCAATGGAATACTCGTGGAGAGTTTTGGACTTGTGCTATAGGCGCAGTTGGTGATACACCTGTAATAAAATATAAGATAACAGCTAACAGTGATCCAATGGCTGTGTATGGTTATAATGAAGATTTACCACAAGGTGTTCTTATTGTTACCAGTTTATTGAATGCAAGAAACCGTGTATCTATAGATTCAATAGGACAAGATAAGGTTCATTGGTTACTATACTCATCTGATAATTAACAGCAACAAGTAATTGAAGTTTATTGATTAATTAGTGATTTTATGATAAAATAGTTAAATGATTCATATAATTATAAACCACAATAACCCAAACTTTATAGGAGTCTGATGTGGCTTTTGGTAGAAAATACCGATTAGTGGTTGGACTCCCCTTAAGTCTGGGGTCTGACTACAACAAAAAACTAAATGATACAAAAAGCAATGCTTATGTTTTAACAGAACATCATATTGAATTTGAGATTAACAAAGACAACTCAGCCAATAGTAATAAAGGTTATATTACTATTACAAATGCTTCTGATGATTTTGTCAACTATCTTAATCAAAATGCTAATCAACACTTAGCTTGCTTGTTAGAAGCTGGTTATGAAGACCAAGGTATGACAACATTATTTATGGGCGGTGTTAGCCATTTTGAAGATGAATGGGATGGTTCACTTATTATTCGTAGAACTAAGTTGACTCTAGGTGATGGTGAACTTGCTTTAGCAACTGCAACAACAGCACGTTCTTATAGAACAGGAACAAAGTTAAATACAATCCTAAACGATCTTGTTGATGATTTATCTTTACCAAGAGGTCGTATTATTCCTTATGAAGACTCTGAAACACTAAAGTTCTCTAAATCCTTCTCAGGTCGTGCTGGTGATAATCTACGAATGTTAGCCCAAGCTACAGGAAGGAACTTTACAGTTCAAGACAATGCTGCTTATTTCACAAAGAGTGGCTATGGACTCAAACAACAAGTTATCGAACTTAGTGCCGATACAGGATTGATTGGTATTCCAACACCTCGTGTTATGTCTGCTAAACAACAGTTTGAAATCCAGAAAAAGATTGATAAAACAAAAAAAGAAGAACTCAAAGCTAAATATGCTAGAAAAGAAGATATTGGTTTAACAGTAGAGAGTCTTTTGAATGGTGCTCTTGTTCCTGAATTAACCGTCTATCTTAAATCTAAGTATGTGACAGGATTTTACAAGATTGTTGAGCTTTCCCATACAGGCAGTTATGAATCAGATGGTGCAGATTGGAAGACAGAAATGAAATTAGCAGAAGTTGCAGGAACATTAATTTAAGTAGCTAACTAAATATAGGAGAATTATATTGGCGAATGTTAATACATTTGAAGAAGCACTAAGATTATATGTTGATAATTATATGAGAGGGGTTTATTCCCTCTTACCTGCTACAGTTATTGCAGTTGATTATTCTGTTCCTAGTGTTGACGTTAGACCAAGCATTTATAATAAGAATTCAAATGGTGATGTTGTTAGAATTGCAGATGTTTTAGATGTCCCTTTGTTTGTTTTAAGTGCGGATGGTGGAAATAAACGAATTACATTGCCTGTTAAAGTTGGTGATAGAGTTTCTGTTCTATTTTCAGATTCTGACACAACCAATGTTATGACAAACAAAACAGATGATGCAATTATTACATTTAGCGATCCTAATCAGATGTTCCCTTTGTGTGCATTAGCAGGATTCTTTACTCCAGCTTCACCAAAAGCTATTGATGCAGAGAACATTGTCCTTGAACATGGTTCAACTAAAATGACCTTGAAATCAGACAAGGTTGTTATTGATGCAGATGTTGAAATTAATGGAAATGTCACGCATAATGGAAATCAGACAACTTCTGGAACTATGCAAGTCTCACAACAAATCACAGGACAAGGCGGGATGGCTATCAGTGGTGGTTCAGGAGCTTCTGTAACAGGTTCTATTAATGTTACTGGTGGTGATGTTAAAGCAGATGGTATTGGTCTTAAATCTCATACTCATGCAGATCCTCAAGGTGGGACAGTTGGAACTGCTGTAGGTTAACCAATAGGAGTTATTAATTGGCAACAACAAGCTCTACAATTACAACGGATTATGTTGACTTGTTACTATCAGCAGATGGAGATTTAATTCTTACAGATGGTGATTTAACATTAGCAACAGACAACAGTCATAGTTTGATCCAACGTCTAAGAATGCGATTGAATATTTGGCAAACTGAATGGATTTATAACCAATCATTTGGGATGCCTTATTTACAATACATAGGTAAAGGTATTAATCAATCCGCACTTGATGCTGAATTTAAACGACAGATTTTAAAAGAATCCGATGTTGAAACAATTATTTCTTTTACATCCACAGTAGACAGAAACACACGTTCTTATGTTTGTGCATTTGAAGTTCAAACTTCTGAAGGAACAACAGAAGCATTGGCTTATTATCTGAATGATAGTTATGAATATACAGTCCCTGCTTATAATATCGGAACATGTCAAATTGTGGACGATACAATTATCTTTGCTAACAAACTATATAAGTTAATTAACTTTGATATGAAAGTAGGTGCAAGCTCTGATTGGGTTCCTGATAACTAATTGACTTTTTAATGATTTTATGATAAGATATAAGGAGTAGCAATTTATATTGTTGCTCCTTTTCTTTTTGAAAATTAAGAATATTTATAACATTAATAACGGAGCTTCAATGGCTTTTGAATTAAATTCTTATGGGTTTGATAGACAAACCTTAGCTGAGATCATAACAGAAATCAAGGACACTTTTACAGAAACATTTGTTGGTCAAAATATTAACGTAGAAGAAAATAGTGTCTTTGATAAAATTATTACAATCTTTGCAGATCGTGAATCTGCCATCCAAGAGCTTGCAGAAGATGTTTATTATTCACAAACATATACAGGTGCAGAGGCTAAATATTTAGATGATATTCTATCTAAACGTGGTATTTTTCGTAATGGTAAAACAGCCTCTACGGGTTCTTGTCAGTTGACCCTCAATACTCTTGCAAATTATACAGACACGTTTTCTATTGGTGATTTAACAGTTTTAAATGGAACTTATCAAAATAGTGCAGAGTTTAAAGTAGCTGGCTCTATTTGTGCTCAAAAGATTATTAATACAAATCTTGTAAACGGCACAACCTATACACTAACTATTCTAAATCCTAACACATCTGCAACAGTTTCAACAACTTATACACTAACATCTAATTTAGTTGGTGGTTCCAGTTTAAACACATTCTACCAAACAATCAAAGATTTTATTGTAGATAATACAATTGCAGTTAATGAAGATTTGATTCAAATTGATACCGACAATGGAATTTTGTATATTGGTTATGACACAGATTTAAATCTTGTTGGTTTAAATTCTTTAGTTGATTTCAAAACCTCTCCGGTTGTTGGAGAAAGAACTGTTCAATTTGATGTTGTTGCACTAGAAACAGGTTACTTGACGACATTAGCTGGCGCTGTTACCTCTGTCTCTCCTGAACCAACAGGGTATGTTTCTATAACAAATATATCGGATTTTGTAGCAGGAACAGATGTTGAGTCAGATGCTGAATATCGAGCACGAGCAAGCGCTACATCCACAAGTGGTTCTGTTGCTACACGTAGTGCAATCTTATCTGCACTATTAGATGAAGTTGATGGTGTCCAAGCTGTTAAGTTATTTCCTAACCCAACAAATAACACAACTACAGAAGGAGTACCCCCATACAGTTTAATGGTTGTTGTTTACGGTGGTACAACTACAGCAATAAGCGAAAAGTTATATACTGTATTAGGTGCAGATTCTAATACCTATGGTACAACATCTTATACTATAAATACAGAAGATAATTCTACACAGACAATCTATCACACAAAAGCAACAGAACGTAGATTATCGTTGAGAGTTAGGTATATTACAACTTCAGGAAGTACATTATCTGATTCAGAGAAAACTAATATTACAAATAGTATATTAGAAGTAGCAGATACTTTTAATATTAATACACCTTTATATAATATTCAATTGGTTTCCGCTGTTGCTTCTGCTGTAAGCCTCACTAAATTTACAACACTCATTGTTGAAACAAAAAACGAAGATGAGGATGATGATGCATATACAGTCTCAAACATGACCCCTGACACTACTGAAATATATGCGCTTCCCGAAGATAACATATCTTTTTCTCTTATTTCATCAACAGGTGACTAAATATGGATTCTAATTTCATAAAATCTATGGATAGTTTTGTAGATGAAGTTATTGGATACTTACCAGACTACCTAAGAAAAGATAATCTGACTGCCTTTTTAACAATATTTTTAAACAGGTTGGAAGCTTTAGATGATGCCTTTATACAACTGGCAGAGTATAGGTTATTACTTAATGCCGAAGGTGTTGTATTGGATGATATCGGAAAACAAAGTAATATTTTAAGAAATGGAAAAAGTGATGATGATTACAGGACTTTGATTTTAATAAAACAAGCTTCTGCAAACAAAGGTGGGACTCGTCCTCAAGTATCTGAGATTTTAACTGCCCTATTTTCTGATAACGTGTGGGAACTATATAAAGGTACTAATCATCGGGTAGATGTATATGCCTACTCTCCTTGTTTTGATATTTCAACTCTTGCGTCAGATGTAGTTGAAGTTTTCCCCCTGTCATGTCATTTACGTATCATAGAAACAATCCCTGCTGCGCAAGGGTTTGGTTTTGCCGGAGATGAGAATGCTCTCGGCTTTGGAAGTTCCAATGATAGAACTTCCTCCGATGCAGGGGCATTGTTAAAAATTGTATATACTTCCGATTATGAAATACATGGTACAACTTAAAGAAGGAATTTAACTTTGGCTACAGAACCTACAAATCCTCTTATTATTTGGGCGAGTGATGATGTCACTTTACCTAACCTTGCCGGATCAAATAAAGTAAAACCTATTGACGATTTAATATCTAAGGGTTGGGACTTTTCACAAAAACCAGCAGCAGACGAGTTTAATTACTTATTAAATAACTATGGTCAATGGATTGATTACCTTACTAATTATGTAGATGAGATTGTTATTTCAGGAGCAACCGGTGATGCCGCCACCGCAGGAGCTATAAATTATTTTGCAAGGAACTCCGCACCAGTTGGATATTTAAAAGCTAATGGTGCAGCAGTAAGTATTACAACGTATTCAAATCTGGCTACAGCCATATATGTAGGAGATACATTAAACGCTACAGCTCTTTTCGGCTACAAATGCACAGATAGTGCGAATCCTAATACAACCAGATCAACTTCTGGGACATTTATAGTGCTTCCTGATTTACGTGGCGAGTTTATTCGTGGTTGGGATGACTCTCGTGGGGTTGACTCTGGGCGCGGTTTTGGAACAGAGCAGTCTCAGGATATCCAATCCCACAGACATGATTTAAAATCTCCTTCTGGGGATCAATATTATGTGATTAATGATCTCAATACAACACCGCCATCTATAGATGTTAGTGCAGGTGCTTTCTTAGCTCAGGGTCCGGATGCTTCAGATGATGCAAGGTGGTATCCTTATACAGGTTATGAAGGTAGTACAGAAACCAGACCAAGAAACATTTCATTGCTTGCTTGTATTAAGTATTAATGTAGGTAATTATGTTGATTTATAACTATAACGGAAATACTGGAGAGTTATTAAGTCAGGAAGAAGCTGACCAATCTCCACTAGAAGATGGAATATTTTTATTACCAGCAAATGCTACTTTTATTAAACCGGAAGGCAGTCTTGGTGAATTTCAGGCATTCTGTTTTAATTCAGCTTTAAATGCTTGGGGTATTGTTCCTGATTATCGTGGAGTTACTTTATACTCAAAAAACGATAAATCTTTGGTGTTTGCCGCTCTTGGAGAGTCTCTTGATGAAATAAATGCTACCACGATACATCCCACAAGCGAATATGATGTGTGGGATACTACATCAGGGACTTGGGTTTATAGTAAAGATTTAGAAGTTTTATTGAAGAAAGATTTGGTTGATAAAAACGTTGAGAGTTTACTACTAGATGCAAATGTAAAGATTTCTATTCTTTCAGATGCAGACGAGTTAGGTATTATAACACAACTTGAGAAAAGTAAATTAATAGAATGGAAAACTTATCGAATTCTACTAAGTCGTATTTCAGAACAGGAAAACTACCCTTTAATCGTAGAATATCCAATTAAACCGGAGTAAGGATGGAAATAAACCTCTTATTTATAATCAAGTGTTTATTTGGCGGTTTGTTTATCTTTTGTTTGGGTTGGTTAAATGAGAATAGGAAGTCTTTAAAATCAAGGCTTTCTAATCTTGAAGACCGTGTTTCTACAAACGAGAAAAGACTTAACACTTTAAAGAACAAAGTTGAGAGTATTGAAACCACAGTGCCTACAGTCATAGATGATAAACTCAGACCTATTCGTGAAACATTAGATTTAATGACGACTGTTACAACAAACATTAGCCTTGATATTAGAACACTACTAAAGAAAGTGGAAGATAATCAAAAAGAAGCCAAACAAGATAAAGATTGTGTATGTGAAGAAGATAAGATTTGATTGAATTTCCAATTTTGTGTTATCTCTTATTATGCTTATTTAACATAGTATATGATGAAAAGAATAGATTGTTGTGGTGTTTATTTGGAATTTATTTAATCTTACCAACCCCACAGTTTTTCTTACAAGATGCTCAGTTATTTATTGTTTATAATTATATACCACAAATCTTACTTTTTCTTTTGACAACTTGGTTTATAAAAGATATCAAATATAGAATCATCCTATGTTTTATTATAATTTTGAATCTTGTTAATCTTTTTGTGTTTCTTTACCCATCTATCTTCCATTATTTGACCTCATTATATCTTTTTACGACAAACAGAATTTATTTTGAAACGTTCCTTTGTTTAGTTAATTATAAAACAAATAAAAAGATCTTACAACTATTATCTATATTTATTATAAGTATTTCTTATATAGGAGTTTAATTTTGGCTTTTCCTGCTGATACGTATTCAGAGGCGGTAGATCTTAGTATCACTGCCTCAAATCAATTACACACAATTTTAAATGGGGATTCAACAACCGAGGTTACAGTAGAAGATGGCTCTAAGATACCATCTGTACGTAAGGCTTATACTGATAGCTTATTTTTCTTATCTCCCCAACCTTGGTCTGTAGGAGAATATGAAACTGCTTATAATCAACTAAGATCTTTTGCTGAACCTAGTGGAATCACTACTTGGTGGTTTTCTAAAACTGCAACTATATCTACCCCAATTTTGATGTCTACTACGCCTCACGAAGATACTAATTGGACATTGTGGAATGCTATTAATAACTCTGTTTATGAAACACAAAAACGTTTAGCAGCAGAAGCTGGCTTAAACATGGTCGGTAGTTTCCTTTTAGGTGCTACTGTTACAACAACAGATGATGTTGTTTTTTATGAAACAGATGGAAAATATTATAAATGGGGCGGGAGCCTGCCTAAAACTATCTTGGCTGGAACAACACCTTCCTTATCGGGGGGTTTAGGAACTACAGCATGGATAGATTCTACTTCTTACTTACTGAAATATGTTGTTGATTACAACAAAATAAAAGCAGAAACCGACTCTCAATCAGGGATTTTATCGTTTGCCACCGATACTGGTGTGGCAAATACTTATGTGTGCAACTTCACTCCAGCTATAACAGCACGGAGTGAAGGGCAGGTACTTCGCTTTAAAGTTGCAAACACCAATACTGGCGCATCAACTATCAATGATGGCGTTAACGCTGTTCCTTTGGTTGGTGGTGCGCATTCTGCCTTGCAGGGTGGCGAATTAGTTTCCGGTGGTGATGCATGGGTTCAATGGAATAGTACGGTTGGCACTGGATCATATGTACTACTGTTTTGTGCCGGCGCGTCAATGCAAATTTCCGATGCATCAAAATCACATCATGCTGTTAGCAAAGGGCAACTTGATGCAGCTGTTGGCCCAGCAACTGACACCACAGCTGGGATTGCAAGACGCGCTACAGATTCAGAAGAAATTGCAGGGACTTCAGATGTAGGGTTTTTAACGCCTCTAGGATTGCGCAATGCTATCAATGCTGCTGGTTCCGCTCCGATTTTCGCCGCTAGAGCTTGGGCTTGTTTTAAGCAAGTTGGCACCCAGACGATAAAAGCATCGGGGAATATTCTCTCGATCACAGATGTTGCAGTGGGTCGAACAACGCTAACATTTGCGACAGCGATGATAGATACAAACTACGCTGTCGCTGGTGCTCCAACAACGCAGGCGGGCAGCACTATCGGCCCATACTCAACTACACCAACAACGGCTGAATCGACGTTGAAACTTACCGGATCATGCCAACTCGGATGCTGGGATAACACTGGCTCGTTAGTTGATTTTTACGACACAAGCGTGATTTTTACGAGGTAATGACAATGAAAGTAATCTTATATACCGATACGGATGGTAACTTATGTGTGATCACCCCTGCGCCAGAGTTGTCTGATTTGATAACAATCAATAATATTGCTCTGGCATCAGTTCCCGTCGGAGTGTCTTACGTCATTGTTGATGAAGATTCCATTCCGAGTGACAGAACATTCAGGAATGCTTGGCAGTATGACACGAAAACGAATTCAGACGGGATTGGTGTAGCTGACGGCACCGTGATCGCCAAGCTTGAAAGCGCCAGGCTAAAATTGGTAAAAAGTGCGGGGTTTGTAGAATTATGATCACAATTAACATTCCGAAAGCAAAAGATATAGCGCATGACATACGTCGTGCAGCAAGAGCTGTTGAATTTGCACCACTCGACATCAAAGCTACAATACCAAGCGAAGCTGAGATAGCAGAAGATGCTCGGAAGGTGGTTCGTACTAAATACGACGCAATGCAGATTGCTATCGATGCCTCGCATACGGAGGATGACCTGAAAACGGCGTTAGGTATCTCAGGCTACGGGAACACTTGATGCATTACCACGAAAGCTGATGTCAGTTAGCGACTGGTATAGCGACCTTTCTTTACCACAGAAGCCGGACAAATATCCAAGTTAATGGCTTTACGGCAATCCGCACTAAATGCCTAATTGTTCGCGTAGTTTGATTAATTCTCTCTTTTGCTGTTTTTCAAACCACGCGACCTCATTCATCATTTTTCGCGGCTGGCTACACCGTTGGTGTCGATTTGTCGGAAGCGGGGCTACTTTCTGCGACAGCTATCAGTGCAAGCGCAACGAGCGCATCAGTGACCTATGCGCAAACTGTTGTTACCAGCTCGCCCTATGTTACCGCTGGAGTAGTGCAATCTACACAAGCAACCGCAGGGGTTTGGGCTACACAGCCTACCATTGTTCCTAAAGATGCAAACTTATCTAGCCTAGTTTTCGGTCTCGGATTTAGCTCTGTAGTTAACGTTATAGCATCTAATGTTACAGCCACAATATACTTCAATTTAAAACCTATTCCTAAACTAGTGTATATATCAGTGACAACTTCATCTTCTCAGTTTTTACAGTTAATAACGCCAAGTGGGACAGTTTTTTCAATTTATCAATTTACTAATAACGCACTAGTAGAGCCTGCATTATTGGTTGTTCCGCCAGGGTTTGGATACAGAGTGACAGGTGGGACGGTTTTAACTTGGCTTGAAGGGTAATTGGTTATTAAATTTTTAGTGGAGGTTATACATGGCGGATAAGTATTTTTACAGTGAATCTCTCGGATGGGCAATACTTGATGAAAATCATACACACCCTTTACTGATGAGTTTTATTGAAAAACCGGAGTCTGAATATCGAGAGTTTGTCAAAAGCTTGGCTATTAAGTCAAATGAAGAGAAGCTTGAGGAATTTAAAGTTGCAGTAAGATCCGCGCTTGATGCATCTGATTTAGTTGCGCTTAGGGCCTACAAGTCGGGGATCGCGTTTGGTGATGAATGGTGTGCTTATGACCAAAAATTACGAACTCTGATGTCTGTCACTGAATGGTCTGATGATTTAGAGCTGCCAGAAAAACCAGCAACATACCCTAGCTGAGTTTTTGCAAAATGTCATACGACATTTTTCTCGGTTGGCTACAAAGCATCTGTAACGTTGAGATCTACTAGTACAATGAATTATATACGGCGATTGGATATTAGGTGGTTAAAAATAGTATTTTTCAGCGTATCTAACAACGCATGTTATCCAGAAGATTCGAAAAGTGATTATATTGCCGCGGAGTCTAAATGATGCTGGATAATTTTTTTTTACAGTGAATCCAGTGGCTGGTATGTTATTGATAAAGACTTTATTTCATAGTTGCCAACGATTTACTCAAGTTAATAAGGGGTTGCATGTATTATTTTATACTACTACCGATAAACCTGCTTTTTGCTTTGCTGGCGTGGGTCTTAGCGCCAATTCTTCCCCTATTTGCTAACAATAGCGGGTGGCTACCTGACTGGTTACTTTGGTTTCAAACCCCTGACGCATCACTTGATGGTGACTCAGGTTGGAGTGATGTCACTCAGCATCCTTTTGCAACTAAACTACCCCGCTACCTACGTCGTGTATTATGGTTGTTTAGAAACCCATCCTACGGCTTTAACTGGACAGTTTTAGCATCAAAGCCATTGCCAAAAGACTGGAGCTATAGAGGCAACATTGAGTGTGACCGCTCGCTTGGAAAAACAAGTTGGGTTTACGTTACTTGTGGTAATTATTGGCAGGTTAGATGCTATTTGAAATACCCAAAGATAAATTACTGCTTCCAAATCAATATCGGATGGAACATTCACGAAATGTGTGTAAACAGGTTACAAGAAGGTCAAAAAGCGAAATATAGATTTACCCCTCATCCGTTTAAGAAAATGAATTAAATAATGAAATAAAAACCCGCTTTGATTTCTCCTTGCGGGTTTCTTTTTATCTTCTATTAGTTAAAATTCTTTATAAATCAATAACTTGCTAAAATGGAACGTCCAGATCATAATCATCTTCTGGTTCAGGAATATCAATATCATTTGCAAAATCGTCAACACTAGCAGGTTCTTGCACTTCCTGTTCAATTTCTTGTTTCTGTTCTACAACAACCTTACCTTCTCGCAATTCTTGTTCTGCTTCACAAATTTCAATAAACAAATCTTCTGCAACTTTAATAAAAGAATTAATATCTTTTGTTTTCTCTGCTGCGATAATTGCAAGTTGTTGTAACATATTCAAAATTACACCCCTGTGTACAGGAGATATAGTTTCCGTATAACCGTCTTTAAATTCTTGTTTAGAAACATAATACCTAGGGAAAGTTTTTAGGAATAAAGATTCTACATATAATGCTTCTCTAAAAGTATTAAACTTAAAGTATTCTATATTTTTAAACACAGCTTTTGTTACAGATTGTTGTTCTTTTATTCTATTTTTGATATTATGGGTTATACCTATTTTAATGAAAGGCTTTATATTTTCATAATCTGTCCAATCCGATAAATATACATAAGTAACGCGATTCATATCAAAAATCTGACATCTACTACCTTTATTTATAAAGTTGTGGTAAGTTGTATTATGTTCTTTTCCACAAGCACCACAGTACCAAGTAAAATAAGTGCTTTTTCCAATATACCTATCTTTAGATATAATATAACTTTCACTATTATATTCTTTTAATAACTTATTGACTTTATATAATCTTTGCTCTTCTGTATAGTTTGGATTCTTACTACACCTACAAGGCATTTCACCCCTAGATAATTTATTTAAATTTGTTTTGAAAATACCAGAACATACTCCAGCTTTAGTGTACTCATCTTCTGAACATCTTCCACATTTAAAATAATATGTCGCTTTATTTCCAGAACCATCCACTACTCGGTTTATTTCCGACCCCGTTGGAAGTTTTTGCAATAACTTTTCTATTTTTCCAGATTCTCTAACCACAGTTTCTACAGATTTTCTTTTATTTTCAGAAGAACACTCATCACAACCGTTAGGATTATGTATGTCGTTTAAAAATCTGTGTAAAACTATAAAGTTTTCTGTATTATGTATATTACATTTTATCTTTATTTTAACAAAGGCATTAATTATTATTGGTATCTCTACTAAATAACAATTTATAGTTTCACACTTTCTCTGTATCTTTATTAGATACTGTTCTTTACTCCATCTGTAAATTTTACTACAACCACAAGGACATACACCTCTTAAAATATCATGTAAATGAGATGTAAATATTCCTTCAGGAAATAATAGGTCATCTTTAGCACAAACTGAACACTTGACAACAGCTTTATAATACCCTTTTGCATCTTTGAAGATATTTAGTATTTCTAAATTACCATTCTCAGATTTCCATCCAATATAATCTTTTGGTTCTATCATATTTATCTTCTTAAAATTAAAAACCCTCAATTAAGAGGGTTTTGTAAATCTTATATTTAATGAGTTTTAAAACGGTATGTCTAGATCCTCATCTCCCTCTTCTTGAAAATAAGGGGTATTAATATCGGTAAAATCATTTAACACTGAAGGAACAGAGATTTCCATTGATTTATCCTCTGCTGGTTTTGTAATATAATCTGTCATTAAAGGAACAATCTCTGTTAAAAAGTCTTTAACGTCTTGTTCTAAACAACCTCGACTTGAGAACGAAGCACAGTTAAGAACAGCATTACCTACTGTATTACCAAGTTCACGAGCATCCATTGCTTTACCGGCTTCAGTTTCAACAAACCAAGCCTTCATTTTTGTGGTAGTATCATGGATAACTTTACCAGCTTCAAGAATACTCAAAGGATTGATCTGAATACCCTCTGAATTCAACAGAGTTGTTGCGCCATTAAAAGCATGACAACGAAGCATTCCAATGTTTTCTTTATCTGTTTTAACAGCACCATAAGATTTAAAACCAGATTTAATATTCCCTTCACCATCAACTTGAGCTGTCAGGCGACCGCCAACAGAAACCTCGGGTCCATGCTCACCAAGAATAACTTGAACTTCTTTTGAATCTTCACCAACTACAACTGCAACACCTTCATCAATAGATTTAATTGTTCCATAAACCTTGAAAGTCTTTGCAGAACCATTGGTAGTTTTAGCTGAATTGGAGCCTGTATGAGCTTCTTTAGAACTACCCTGTGTGGTTGCATTACCTTGTGGTTTAGGATTGATTGTAGCTTCACCAGAAGCGTTTTCTGGGGCCTCTTCCAAGATAGTAATGCTTGATTTAGAAGATTGATATGTAGGTTTCCCATTCCATTCACCAACTTTCTTAATATCAATAATAACTGTCTGTCCTTGTTTAAGTTCTTTCCACTCTTCCCCAACTTTGAACGTGATATTGTCACGATTAGATTTAAACTCACCTAATGAGATCCAAACAGATTCACCATCTTTTTCAAGCAAAACAGATGCTCGATGTGTTGATTCAATCTTCTTTCCTTGCCAAGTTGTTACTTTAGGTTCTGGAAATTTGTCCAGTTTAATAAATTTAACGATACCTTCAGCAGTTGTCTCCAGTTGTTTTTTACGATTCATTTCTTGTGTAATAACACCCATTTATATTTCCTCTTTATACAATTAATAAGTTTTACAAATTTAAAAATAGTTGCTACAAAGATTTAATTCTTATTTATCTCTATAACAACGTTTAACTATTCTATCAGATTTCTTTTGTTTGTCAATCATAAATCTGTTGTTTCTAAATTATTTTCCAAGTCATATTTAAGTTTATTAATAACTCTAGTAAGACCTTTAATTATTAGTGTATTAGTTTGCTTTAATTTTAATACCTCTCCCCTTTCTATTTTAGCCTCTTGCCATGCCTTGTGTGCTAATGTCTGATCTTTAAATCTTCCAAGATATTTACTTGATTTTCCATCCTTTATATAAGCAACCAACGCTTCACTATTACACCTGTTGTCAGAGTGTAGAGATACACCAACGGGGTAGCTTCCTCTAATTTTATCTGATAACACTAAGAATAGATTTATTTCTCTAGGAACAAAACAACAAGTTTCAGGACTATATGCCTTATTCTTATAAACTAACAAATCTTTATCGAGTTCCTTATTCTCCCAATCTTGGGTTTCCATCCAAGATTTGAAGTTGGAGAATAAATGCCACTCATCACAAACAGTGCAATCTTTGTATGTTGGGTTTGTGATTAAATTATCCTTACAGTAACACCTCTTCAGCATACTCACCCATTTTGTGTAGTAAGGACATCTCCAAACCCTCTTTTGTTTTCTTTTGCCACCAACACGCGGCAATTCAATGTCTCTACTGACTGGACAGTCTGCATCATTAATCCCTACACCATATATCTTTTTAATAATTATCTCCTAATGCGTTTCTTTCCAGTTCAGGCCAATCTTTGCTTCACCTTTTAATGGAACATTGAGTTTAAGCAGTTCTCCAGCTTTTTTAATTGAAAGTTCGATCATTTTACCGACCTCCTCGGCAATTTCTGCAGGGCATTCAAACTCATACTCATCATGGTAGAACCCAATGCGTTTCACCACATAACCTTTGTAGTTGTAGTAGGGCAGGAATTTATTATCCCATTTAATCCCACCAAGCCACTTATCCATAAAACAACCCGCATAGTCCATTGCTATAGCTCCTGTTGATTGGAACAAACTGTTAAGCAATGCTGATTTTTTACGTGTTCTAACTTTCCTTCCATCAACACCTGTTACATAAGCTTTTCCATTCTTCTTCTCCCATTCTAAGGTTAATTTATCTCTAAGTGCAGATAATGACGGATTCCCTAACCAAAAAGCATCATATAACTTTTGTGCATCATCTTCTGGCTTACCTAATGTTTTTGCAAGTTTCGGGGGAGAGCATCCGTAAGCGAGTGCGTAGGCACCATTCTTGGAGCGGTCCCTATAAGGTTTAAATAGCGGGTCATCCTTGTCAAAATCCTCATTTTCTGGATTGAAATTTAATGTTTCTTGTGGATAGAATAGTTTAGCATTGTTTGAATGCACATCACCGTTCAATATTATATCTGCCCGTTTACCACCGTCAAAAGGTGTTGTAAAATGGCCTTCAACACGACCTTCAAGTGCAGAAGCATCCCCAGCTGCAATAACAAAACCATCTTCCGCTATAAATAAACTTCTAAATTCCTTGCCTAACAGGACTTTATCAGATGCTTTAGGGACATTTACAATAACACTATGCTTCTGTCTGAATGTTGGTGTCGTCCCTGTCCGAGATGGAGGCAACCTACCATCCATCTCTAACCTAGGGTGCGACATCCATCCTTCCAAGACTGCAAGGCGGTTTCTTAATGATAGCCACTTGACCACACTCTTAACAATATCACCTTCCATCTTTTCTAAGTTAGGGCAAATTTTACCTGCTTCTTGGATTTTTGGTGTTGTTGGAATTAACTCACGTGTCTTAGGGTCACGCTCAGGTTTACCATCTGGTCCACGCTTGTAATTCCAAAGAGTTGGATTCCAACCATTAGATAAGAACCAATCTTTCATGTCATCTTGATTACCCATGCGCATAGGAAGTTTGACATCTAACATGCTCCCACCAACGACATCATATGACCTTCCGTATGCTATCAATTTCCCATCTTCACATACAGCTGAATGTTTTAACATCCATTTTTCCATTACTGTTGAAACCTCACCATTCTTTTTAAATGGTTTAGCTGGGATGGTGTATTCTTTCTCTTCAGCCTTTTTTAGTTTTCTTGGCGGAAGTTTAGGCTCAACATCAACTTCAATTTCTCTCATCATTCCATTTATTTGTATAGATAATTTCTTACCAAGTTCAATATCAAATTTCCAACCAGATAATTCTTGGCATGTCATTAGATACCATTGCTTTTGAAAACATCTATAATGCTGTGGAAGATTGTCTGAGAAGTTATACAGTTCTGTAAACTTCTTCCATAAATACCAAAAAACTTTGTAGTTAACATCAACGTCACGTTCACAGTAGACCCCCATCTCAGGGTGCCAGAAAGTAAATTGCTGCCCGTTAGGAGCATCTCTACTTAGGGCTCCAAGATCAATCAACCTTTGTCTGTAATCAATCTTACTGAGTCCAAAACGTTCTCCATAAGCTCCGATAGAATGTCCGTTGAGGTCTGGGTCTACAAACATTGAAAGTGCAAGTGTGTCAATAAAAACGCATGGGTTACCAATAATTGTATCAGGCCCAACAGTAAACTCTATACCGAGGTGTTTCATCATCATGAATTGGTCAAAGCCAAGACCATAATGTGCTACAACAAATGGATTTGAATAGCTTAGGTGCCAATCGGTGAACTTCTTCCGTGCGTCAGGATCACAAAAAGGTTTAATTTCTAACTTTTTATCAGGATTTTGGAGATCTTTTAACCAAATTACCCAAATTTTTGTGGCTTGTAAGTAGAATCCGTCAGACTCAATGTCATAAACATATCCTTCAATATTCATTTAAAATCCTCTTGTGCTAAACTTTAATAAACTTATCAGAAGAGGGATTTATCCCTCAAGTTATACTGGTGAATCCTCACTAAAATCTACTTGTTGTGGGGTAGCTAATGTCTGTGGTGTATTTGCAATTGGTTTACAGTCACCTTCAGAGATATAATTATTTTTCCAACCACCAACTGTCCACTCCCAATCTTCTGCATTAACTAATCTGCCTGTTGTTTGATCCATCGAGAGAATATCCGTAGAACCTAACAAACCAAATGGACGATTTTTAAGAACAGAGATCTGAATTCGTCCACGTGAACGGTCAGGGAGTATCTCATAATCTAAACCAATAATCAACCATGCCAAAGCTTCTAATGAAGAAGTTCCTCGCATGTTCTCTTTCTTAACTCGTATCCATTTAGGTTTATCAAGAGTTGATATATTTTTAATTTCATCAGCTGCTGCACGATTAAGATGTGATATTGCAAGAACGCCAACATCTGTAGATGCAACAAAGGCTGCAAGCTCAGTCATAACCTTATCTAAGTCTGCCGTCTGTTTTGATTGATCACCCTCACCACAAGCTAATGTTAAGTGGTCGAACATAATATAATCAACTTTATGGATGTAAACTAAGGTTTTGATCTTATTCATCAAATCATCAACGCGAATACTGCCGAAATGATCTAAGAATGTGAATCGGCTATCAGCACAAACCCAATCGTAAGCTTCTTTAATTTGTTCCTCTGAAGCATAGGCTAAAGGATTAAATTTAAACTTGTTATAGTTAATTTTCAGGCGATGAGCAATCATCCGTTGGATAGTTTCTTTAGTCTCTTCCTCTAAGAAAATCATACCCATCTTGTATCCATGGTCAGCTAAATCATAAGCAATTTCAGAAGTTAATGTTGATTTACCTGAACCACTGGCAGAAGTAAGCACAACCAATTCACGCTTGCGGAAACCGTTGATCTTTTCCATAAGAAGAGGCAAACAGTTAACCATAGCCCCTTTCTCACGAACAGCTACGATTTCTTCAAATGAAATAGCTGAAGCATTGACAATCTTCTCTGCAATAAACTTGGTTTCACAAAATGCAAATAACTTTTGAAGGTCAGTTTCTTTTCCTGCAAGAAGCATATCATTGGGGTCTTTCATTCCCTCTGGATATTGAGCAACATACAAATTATCTGACATCAACGCTGCTGCTACTGCTTCTGTAGCTTCTTTGCCTTTAACGATCCCCTTGATGCGCTCATTTGGTGTGCAGGAATCATTATCAAAACCTAAGACTGTTTTACTGAAAGACTTTACAAATTGTTCATTATGAATAACTGAATCCACAGCGTTGGCAGTTCCACAACTTACAGAAACAACAAATGGTTCAATTCCAGCATAAGTTGTTCCTTTCATTGAATCTACAAAGGCTTGATAGTAAGCTAAATGATCAAACTCGCCTTCCACTATTGCAAGGGTATTATGCTTGCGCTTGATGCTTTCTGCATATGTCTGTCCAAACATCTTACACTCAACACCAACACGCCCGATGGCTGTAAAATGGCCCTTTTCGTGTTTATCTTTAGTTAGGTCCCGTTTCTTCCAACCAACCAATTCAGACTTATGGTTGTAATAGGGGAAATAAACTGCTGTCGGTGTTCGACCATCCTCTTGTGAAACTGTCATTCGAACATTGAACTTCTCTGCTGTTTCTTTACGAATACCTCGAAAAGATAAATCAGCAAACGGATAACCTTCTACATCTTTTGTTCGTTCTTTCTCAAAACTTTCCACATATTCTCCCTTCTTTTTATTAGAAAATTTATAGCTCTTTTCTTTATTGTAACCGTCAGGGTATTTGCTCATAGCTATTCTTTCAAAGAATCAGGCTGAATACCAAAACGATTATTCAATTCTTGTTGCATTTCAATCTCACGGTCACGAGCTTCAATATACTCTTTGTTCTTAGCATTCCTATAATCAACAGCTTTATGATGAAGCTTGATCAATTTCTCAGTAGAAACTGTTTTCCAATCTTCAAAGTCTTCTGTCTGTAAAATCTTATTCATTTTCTTTTCTCTCCTTATTATTAATGCGGTTTTATATCTTACCACAAGATTCTTAAAGAATCAATAAAGTTTGTAGGTTAAATTAATTGATGTTTCTTATAAAAATCTAAAACTGCTTTGTTTTCAATAACATCAAATTTATTCAAAGGTCTCAGTAAACGAATCCCTTCGATTGTTCTAACACGACTCAAAGCAACATATGTCATTCCGGAAGCAAAGACTCGTTTTCCTAAATCAATATTAGCTTCATTTAGGTCTCGACCTTGCTGTTTATGGATCGTAGATGCATAACTTAGGCGGCATGGAAGTTGAGAATAACTACCAACTTTCTTCTTATAAAGTTTCCCTTCTGAATTGATATCGTAAGAATAGTTTTCCCACGTTGTAGTATCAAGATCTACGACCTTACCATTTTCCAACAAAACTTCAACACCAAATTTGTTAATTTTATGAACTGTTCCAACAGAACCATTCACATATAACTTGTCTGGATGATTTTTAAGAATAATAACTCGACATCCTTCACGCAGCTCTAACATTTCTGGTGCAGGAGTTTCTTTCATCTGTCCTTCTCTTGTGGCTTTAAATTTATGTATCTTTGTATTCAGTTGTGCAAACTTTTGTTTATTAATTTCATCACAACGAGCATTTGTTGTTACCATAAAATTAGAATCTTCAAATGGTTTACCTAAACACTGGTCATTAAAGTATTCAAGGGATTCTTTAAGATTAAAATTATAACCATAAACACGGATATTATTCAAGTGTTTAATCATCTCTTGGTTATCTTGTCGTTTAACTTCTTTCAGATTATAAATCTTAAAGTTTCCGTCAATGAATGCCGAAGATTCAAAGAAATTTAAACCACCGAAACTATTCATAATAAATGGACGTTCTTGTGACTTGACCACAGGCTCTAATTGAGAAACATCACCAAATAAACAAACCTGTAATCCACCAAAAGGTTTATCTGTTCTGTAAAGTTTCTTTAGTGCAAAATCCATCCAATGCATTTGATAACTTGTTGTCATCCCAACCTCATCAAAGAAGATCCGTGTAACAGGAGATTTAGGCCCAAACAAAGTTTTGGTTGTCTTACTGGCTGTTGACCAGAAAGCATTGTAATCTTCCTCCAGAGGAATTCCAAAAGGCATACTCAATGCTTTGTGTGAAGTCATCCCACCATTTAATAATGCAGCTAATCCTGTAGAACCTAAGCATACTGTATCTGATTCTAACAACAATTTCATAGAGTTTTCAATAGTTGTTTTACCACAACCTGCTGCACCTGTTAATAGAATATTCTCACCAGAGAACACACTATCAATAACTTGGTCTTCAATTGATTGTTCCACTTTTATTCCTTCTTATTCAAAACGAATTGTAGCATTCTTAAAAAGAATCCCAGTGCAAACAGTACCTTGCACCTTTTGTCCATTAGGTGACGTAGCAACAAATCCTGTGGAGTTAAAATCATCTTCAGAACAAGAGAATGGTGAGTATCCTGTAATTTGAATATTTGTATAACCATTAGAACTCAAAACACGTAAAGCGGTTTCTTGGTCTACACAACCACAAATAAATACAGACATAAAACATACAACTAAAATTAATTTATTCATACTATTCTCCTTTAATTTGTTTTTCTAGTGCAAGTACACGTTTGGCAGTTTTTAAACTGCACCGACCTGCGGATTTCAGTGATCCTTTTGTACCACTCCACAAAGTTCCGTAACCATGATATTTATTAGCAACCCAGATTTGTTCATCGTGACCTTCAAATATTAAGCAATATTTATCAGATGTGGTATTTGATTGGTTCGATTGTTCTATTAGTTTTGTGATGATGTTCTCAACATCTTTACTGTATTTATAGTTATGACCTAACAAGAACGATCCGGTTAATCCGAATACACCACTAATGCAACCGATTTTTAAACCAGCAAACAAAATAAAAGAAATCAAAACTGAAATTACAATAATAACTGTTGTATCAAACATAATTTATTCCTTAATTTCCATAAACTTGATGAGTTTCTTCTGACTAACATAACAATTCTGTTTATTAGACCATTTTAAATCAACTTGTTCCACCAGTCTCATTTGTTGTGCAAAGTTATAATCGCCTTTCAAGATCTTGATTTGTTTCTTTGTTAATTGGATTTGATGATATCCAAACTTAACCCAATGAACACAACCATTATGAAGGCGAACAGCATCCTGCATAGAAATAATTTCACAATGACCTTCTAAAATCTCGTTACTGAAAACATACTTACCGCGTTCTGTAATATGTGTGCTGAATCCAAGAGCACTCATAAAACCTTGAACACTTGAGACTTGCAACCATACAGAATCTTCAATCTTTTCCATCTCATAGAACAAATCTTTAAAGCACTTAAGTTTTGTATTATGTGCTTTAATTCGGGCTTCTTTCATCTTTAGGTGCATCTTATTGCGAAGTTCTTCACTAATAGGCGCATTAATTTGTGATAATGGGTTAATAATCATTGTGAATCCTTCTCTGCAATGATATAAACAGCATTTAACTCTTTCATACTTTCATGAAATTCTGCTATGTTGTTGACACACCAACCATTTTTGAACAACAGATGATAGTCCCAATCTGATACATATCGTAGGTCATCTACAATAACAGAGTCATCAATCTCATAAACGCACTTGAAAGACATTCCTTCTTTGAATTCTGGTAGCTTAGATGTAAGATTCACTATGTTCTCCTTATTTAATCTTAACAACAGGTTTAACATTAATCTGAATAATATCACGTTTTACAAGGGAACTGATAGTCCTAATGTGAAAATGAGAACGAACATCATCTAATGTTGATGTTCCTGATTTCAAGGTTTTGATTAACATCTTCTGTGCTTTAGTTAAGTTTTTAGTTTGCATAATGACTCCTCTTTGTAGTTGATGAGTGAAGTATCTATCTTTCTCTAAACCTTGTCAACATCTTTTAACAAATAATTTTCTATAAAGATAAAGAAATTTTAGTCACTAAGTTTGTTGACAATCACAGCCTATCTTTGTAGAATTTGTGTATCTTATATAAGGAGGTTTGAATGTCAACCATTGACCACACTAGATTTCTATTTGCTCTATTAGGAACTCTTGGATTGCTTTCATCTGTTGTATTATCAGGTTCTTTATTGATTATAGAATCTGTGTTCAAGAAAGTTCCTACAACAAAAGCAAAAGATTACTTGACAGGTCTGTTATTGTTCAGTATCCTTTGTTTCATGTTAGTTTTAAGTGTTTAGTTAACCAAGGAGAATAAATAGATGTTTGACCAAAAGATTGTAGTTTCAGAAATGTTAGATGTATTGTTATTAGCGTATAAACAACAGACAAGCACAATGTTCTTAGGTGCTTCTGGTGTAGGTAAATCGGCAACAATTGAAACTTTTGCTAACACTATTGCTCCAAATCAACCAAATAACTTAATTGATATTCGTTTGTGTATGAAATCAATTGAACAGGTTGGTGGTGTTTTGATGCCTAGAGAACTACCAAATGGCTCCTTTGTTCTTCAAACAGCCTTACCAGAAGAATATGAATGTCTATTTGATCCTAATTACAAAGGAGTCTTGTTGTTTGATGAGTTTCCATCTGCAATGCCGTCTATTCAGAACGTTGCTTATCAGGTTACTTGGGATCGTGTTCTTGGTGGACGCAAGCTGTCAGATGGTGTTGCAGTTGTTCTAGCAGGGAATCTTCATACTAATGGTGGTAAAACTTATAACATTCTTAAACCAATTCTGAATCGTGTTAAGGCTTATGAGATTGATTCTAACAGCGAAGTTGCTTTAGAAGATTGGTTGAATACTTTTGCTTATCACTCAAACATTCATCCAGCTTTCATTGGCTTTTTAGAACAGAATCATTCTTTACTGAATACAAATGATGTTGACAATAAACCAAATCAACCTTTTATGTCAGGTCGAAGCATTGAAGCTGCATCTAAAGACTTGTATGCAATTGAGCAGGGAGAGATTTCTGAACGTCTTGGTTGGATTTCAATCAATGGTTTGTTGAATGAATCCCATGCTGCTGATTTTAAGAAATATTATCGAATTGGTTTTGATTTACCTAAGTCAATAGATATTCTTAATGGGAAAGGTTCTGTTTTGAAAGAATCACACCAGAATAGTTCAATTTACAATTATATTATTAGTAACGTGTTGTCTGTTTGGAATAGTCGATTTGCTAACAGTGAATACACAACAGAAGAATTATCTGTTCAGTTAGATACAGCTTTTGATTATTTCAAAGATTTCTTTGTTTCACAAACAGGTTCAGTTGAAGATTTAGTTATCAGTGCTGGACTCAAAACAGTTAAGTTTGTGGAATCACAACAGGATAAAGTTGGACGTAAAGGCGCTAAGTTAACCTTCATCAATAAATGTCGTGCATTTAAAGACGTAACTCGTTATTATATGCAAATCCAAGCACAGAAGAATCAACATTAAGAGGTTATCTAAATGATTCAATTGTTCAATGAACCAGCAACAGACCAACAGAAACAAATCGCTGCTGCAAAGATCCGAGCTATTAAGATTGGATTAGCAAGTCAAAAAGATATTCAGTTTGCTGATTTCTATTCTGGTTTGTTGTTCAATCTGGATTTAGTTATTGATGACTCTATTGGAACAATGGCAACAGATGGGAAGAAATTGTTTGTAGATCCTTGGTTTGTTTTGGGAATTTCCGCAGAGTTAAAACAGAAAGCAACACAGGTCCTCAAAGAAGCTCTTGATTCTGGAAAGATTGATAAGAAACAATTTCAAAAGGAAATGAAACGTTTAACTTATCTTTATAGTCCAAAGAAAGAACAAGAGTTGACCTTTGTTTTGATGCACGAGTGTGGGCATATTATGCGTGATGCTTGGTCACGCAGTGAACAAATGGGATTGAAATCTAAACAAGAATTAGAGCTTTGGAACATGGCGCAGGATTATGTTATTAATCTTGATATTGCTGTGAGTTGTTTTAAGAGTGTTCAGAATGCTAAACAGACAATACCGATGTTGAAGTATCTTTGTTTAGATGAGAAGTTTCTAGGATTAACAACAGAACAAGTTTATTTGAAGTTGTTAGAAGAAGCAGAGAAGAAAGCCAAAAGTCGAGGATCTGGAAATGATAGTAATGGCAGTGGAGAAGGTTATGGTGAAGAATCAGATGAACCTTTAACATTAGATGAACATCTTGGTGGTTCTCTTTCAGATGAAGAGAAAGAACGTTTGCAAGATATTGTTTCAAGCGCAGCTAAAGCAGCAGGCAAAGGAAATTGCCCTGATGAGATCTGGAAGAAAGTTGGTGAGTTAAAAGAATCCAAAATTAACTGGAAGGAACTATTAAGTGCTTTGTTTAGTTCACAGATTATTTCTGATTATAGTTATGCTTTACCAAACAAACGTTCATTATGGTTGACACAGTTTTGCCAATCAAAAGGTTTTATCGGTTCAGGAACAAGCATCATTTTACCAACAGAAAAAGTTGAAGGTCTTGTTAAAGCAGATATTTATAGCGATGTTTCTGGTTCTATTCCTAACTCGGTTAAGTTAAAATGTTTATCAGAGATTGTAGCTTTAACAGAAGCATTTGGTGATTTTGAGTTGACAGTTCAAACTTGGGCTTGTAGTATCTTTGATAAATCAAGAAAGAAATACGATTCTTCTAATAGCCAAGAAATATTAAGTTATCCTTTTATAGGAAATGGTGGAACCGATGTTTATTGTGTTTTAGACGATACAATGAATAAAGAAGAGGACAACAACCAAGATTCTTTTATTATCATCCTAACAGATGGTTACTTTAGTCAGAATAAAGATGATAAATATCAAGAGCTTAGTGATAGAATCATTTGGATTGTTTTTGATAATCCTGATTTCAAGAGTCAGTTGGGAACAGTTTGTCATTATAAAGATTAATTATTAGGAGCACACAGAATGTTATTTCCAAAACCAAACACAGAACATACAATATCCGTTAACAATCTTATTGGACGGATTCTAAACCAATTTCCACGAATCAATCCAGCCTTGCTATGGTTGTATCCTTACTACAAATCTTGTGGCTCCTCTTACCGAGATTCAATGCTTCTGTTGGATGGAACTCTGTTGTTATTTCCCAACTGGTCAGATGAAGAGACTAAAAATTCAGAAACAGTTTGTATTAACCGAGAAAATTATAGATTCTTTAGTGATAAACAATACATTATGATTCAAAGCACAGATTACGATGGGGAATATCCAACACAAACGGAGTTTGGATGCTTTTGTTTGCAAAATAATATTGACATTAGTAAAGTTAAGCTCTATGATGAACTTGAAGTGAATAACCAACTCTTGATGTTTGCAAAATCAGTTGGAATTCCTGAAGATATCCTTGAATCTTGGAGGTTATAAATGGACAATAAATCTAAATCATTGATTTTAAAACAATTTAAAGAAAATGGTGCAAATGCACATTTTGAGTTGTTCCCTTATTATTACAAAATTGATAATTATGTTACAAATTACATGAAATCTATTTTCCCAAATATCACTGCTGTTTTTGTAGTAAACGAAGAGATGTTCAATAATCGTTCAAAATTTGTATATGTTGACAAAGAAAAAGGTTTAACTTTAGGCGATACAAATGTTATAGTAATAACAGACTCTGGGAATGTTGTCAAAATGGTTGCTAGTGAACACTTTATATTGACTAAGTAAGGACCAACAAATGATTAAAGAACTAAAACCTACATTTAAACTTTCTATTACTGAACTTAACGTTTGTTTTGATAACTGGATTAAAAATCATGAAGAATACGTAAACAACAATTATCGTTGTGGACAGCATGTTTGTAATTGGTTTAAACTAAGCAGAATGGAAGGAGACAACAAGAAATTTGAAGAACTTCTGTGGGAGACTAAAGATCTGATTGGTGTTTTAGAAGCTCTTGAATATTACGACGTTATTGATTATAACAATTGACAGATTTGACAATATCACAATTTGTGTGTTAAACGAAATGTTCTATTAATTACTTAAGGATTTTATATTATGAATCATAAATCTCTAACATATACATTAGAACATCGTCTACGATTGAATAGAAAGCTCTCTAATGGCTCTATTTTCAATTCTTTAACCTTAGCAATAAGTTTGCTTGGGTTGTGTGCTCCAAATCAATCAGGTGCTTCCACAAGAGCTAAAACACAGGCTAATAAATACAAAGAACATGTTGTTTCTCAGTGTTCTAAGAAAACACCAACAAAAGAGTTGTTAGCTTGTGTTCTGTATAAAGAATCTATTGGTGATAAAGATCGTTATGGGATGAATGCAGTTATCGGGCCAGCGTTTGTTCTTATCAACAGGTCTAAGCAATCAGGTGAGACACTTAAAGAAGTTATTTTTAAAGATGGTGCAATTTCAAGCATGAATCATAAAGTGAATAAGATAGTTGTTCGCAATCCTATTGATGAAGCTGCATGGAAAACCTCTTTGTCAATGGCAAAACAACTTCTTAAAGTCTCTAAATATCCAGAGGGTGTTTATTCATGGGTAGATCCTACTCGTGGTGCTACTTATTACTATCATAAATCAATCAGACCTGTTTGGTCAAAGGAGATGAAGTTAACAGCACGTTTAGGCTCACATATCTATCGTTATGGTGTCTACTAGAGTTATAGAGAATACAAACTGGTTTGCAGATTGCAAAAAGTATATTGTCAAAATAAAAATTAATTGCAAAATGCACTTAAAATACTCAGATGTGCTTGACACCTTAAATTGAGAATGTCATATTAATTCAGTCTTAACAACAATATAATGAGGGATTATAAAATGCACGACTCAATGAATTCAAACCCAGAACCTTTTCATACACAACAAACCCTATCATCTCCAGTTGCTTCCATCATCTCTCCCCTAGCTCCTATTGGGACGTATCAACGCCATAATCAAATCAATATTCAACAAGCCGAATCTGCCTTTCATCAATCACAGAACATTGTGGTTGTTTGGTTCTTTTATAATCAAGAACAAGAATTAGATGCTAAAACTTTAGTCTTTGGTCATGATAATTTTGTTTGGCAGGATGTTAGAAAGGTTCTTTCTTGTCTTCAAGACTATGAACTGTTCTTAGAAAAACCTTTAGATTCAATCAGTTATCATTAACTGTGTGTTTGTTATAAGTTTGTTATTAAAAGTTCATTTATTTTAGTCTTTTAACTTGACAGGATGTTTAGGGTTGGCTAATATTATATCAAAGGAAGAGAGTTGTTCGTAGTAACAAGGTCTTCTGATTAGTCAAAACAACTTACTCAGAGGTAAATATCATGACTAAATCTAATATGAAAAATGTAGCTAATGCAGTTGTTGCTACACAAGAAACTTCAAATAATAATATGGTTAATGTTCTTGAATCTCTGATTTCATCGTTAAGTGCAGAACAGAAACAGATGTTCATAACCCATATGGTAGAAGCAGACAAAGATTTAGCTAAAACAGTTTCTGGATTAGTGACAGAAGGACAAGTTAAGAACGTCAAAGATTCTAAAACGCAACCAGTCAGAGTCAAACAACCAGAACTTGATAAGCAATTAGTTCAGAAGGTTCTGACAACACAAACTCGATTGGTTAAGAAAGAAGCTCGGAGACAATTAGTTTCTCGTGTCTTGTCTAAATTATATCAAGATAGATTGTTCACAACAGCAGAGCTGAAAGAAACATTAGCACCTGTTATTGAATCAGAATGGGGAGATATTGATCCTGTGGCTGAAATCAATAATTTGTTACCAGAAATAGGATGTGAAGTTGTCGCCAAAGAGGCACGAATAGGGAGAGGTCGTTTACATAATGTATGGAGTGTCACAGCTCCGAAGTCAGAAGTTAAATTAGAAATGAATTGATTAACATACAGCCAGCTTAACTGCTGGCTTTGTTTTATCCGCAATCCAAGCGAGGTGCAAAATGATTAAATATGCAATTATAGGTTCGTTACTTTTGATTAATTTAACTGGTTGTTATGAGAATAAAATCAATAATAATTCAATTAATTCTAGGGTTCTTGAACGTTCTATGGAAGCACAAGCTGAGGCATTTGCTTCTTTTCATGAAACATTGACGTTGACCGAAAGCATGATGATTGAACAATGTAACAAAGATCAGAAAATATGTCATGAACTAGCAAAAGATTCAGAAGTTCTTGTAAAAGCGCTTGACGTTGCTGTTGTCAGGTTGTAAGCTTGGTTCATTAAACAAAGAGGAGATATTAAAATGAGTATTGATTCAAAACTGTTTGTATGTTTAGGTAAAGAACACCTGTTTGAAGTTGTTACTAAGGTTCAATCTGCAATCAAGGATTATTTTATATGTGAATTGGATAAAGTGAAGGGTGACGATTCACGTATGGCTTACATTCTAAAATCAAAAGAGACAGAGAATCCTTGGTATTGGGTGCGAGGTGAATTTTCAGATTTGCAGGTTATTTGTTTAAATTTTGGAATAGGGGAAGCAAGATCATTACATATTTTTCCAGATTGCTCGTGTGACAATTCCGAGATTTATCAAGGAGATAAAATTATCTTTTCATTAGGCTGTTGGGGAAAACACAAAGAAATTATGGAAATTTTAATTGGTACATTAACAGAATTATCTGACGTCTATTATGATTTTAATGATTGTGACAATGAAGATTTTGTGTTGTATCCGAAAAAGGTCAGTAATCATGAATAAACAAGTTATCATTAACCAATCAGATTTAGACAAACTAGAAGAAGCTCGTTGTGCTTTGTTTGATTTTCTGGAAGAGAAAGGTCTGACTGAAGATGTGATGGATTTAGTTAAAATAACAAATATTACACAACATATATGGAGCTTAGCTAATAAGAAACATGAAATTTATGTTCCAACAAAAGCATATAAGTGTAAAGTCTTCAGAAAAGGAGTAAACAGTGGTGCCACAAAACCAGCAGGATACCTAATAACACTATCCAGACTCAAAGGGTCTAAATTCAGCCGAAAAGACAATGGTTATCTTTCGGTTGGTTATAGTGCTATGTTGGGAGAGAGTTACAAATCTTATGCAGATTTAGAATGGGAAGAAATTTATATTACACATACTGAAATAAAAGATTTAGAGGTACGAGAATCAAAAACAAAATGGAGAGAAGAATAATGTGTAAAGAATACAATGAACATATGCGACAATATAAAAGTGATTTCTGGTGTATCAAACATCAAGACGGAATTCACAGTTTAGTTAACCACAATCTGTATATGTTGGTTCGAAAAGAAGATTCGAATTACCAGAGCAAAGAACTAATTCATATCAATGGTTTCAATGAACAATGTTTACTTTACCAAGTTGTTTGTATCAATAGTTCAACAGGTAAGATTAATAACCGTCTTAAAACTTTAGAAGAACTTAGTGTTGAGATTTCTAAGGTTACAAAAGCAGATGGTGAAATTATGTTTTCTTTTGAACCTAAAGACTTGACAGTAGTTTGTGGTGTGTTTAAGATTAAAAAGAAGATTAAATCTAAGATGACAGAAGAACAACGACAAATTGCTAGAGAACGATTTAACGAAGTTAGAAAACATAAGGATTTAATCCCATAAACAGCACCTATTTTCAATTCTTTGATAGTAGGTAATACAAGGGTAGCGGGTATATAGTAGGATTCAAAATAAGGGCTTAGGATAGTTCTAAAACACAGGAGTAAACAATATGATTAAGATTGCACGATACAACCACGAACAGAAACGATTTGAGATTGAATCTACAGGTTGTGAAGATATGGATGCTCTAGTTGACTCAGGACATGAAGCTCTGCATACACGAGCACGGATCAATTTGTTTGATGATTCAAAATACACACCAAAAGAAGCTATTGAAGATTTGTTCATGGAGTATACTGTTAATTTACAAAATCAAATAGACCTATTAAAGAGACAACAATTAGAGTATATTGAGGCTCGTGATATGTATTTAAATATAGAAAAGATCAAGAGGATTTTACGATGAGCAGTATGAAGGGTGTTAATCCCGATTATAGTTATTCTGAAGAGTTTATGAGCGATACTATTAAAACGGGGTTTTATAAGGTTATGGAGGATTATGTGGATACACTTGTTGAAAAAGGTTATAATATTCACTTAGTATCTTCTGAACTCCATTCCGAAGTCAGTTCAGTTATTGCAATGAAAATACTGAAAACACGGTTAGAATATCATGAGGTATTGAAGAATGAAAATTGAAATAGAGGTTACCTGTTGTAAAGATTGTCCCTATAAACGTAATGGACAAGATCATGGAGCGACATTTGTATATTGTGCTAAGAAACCTCACTATTTAAACGATGAATTATTAACTGTGATTGATCAGGATTGCCCGTTCAAAGAAGAGGCAAACAAATGAAACGACTCTTTAAAGACAACGGAGAACTAGGTTTAGATCCTAATCTTCATATTGATGCTAACAACCAAATCAAAGACTTGTTTGAACGGTTTACAGAATCAGGTTATTGTTACAAAGATTTTAAGTTAGTCTTGTTGATGTTAGCAGATAATTGTGAAGCTGAATTTGAGTATAATATGAGATATCAAAATAAAGATAATAAACTACTCGGATTCGGTGTTTCTCGTGCCAATGACAAAGGCGAAGACACAAAAGTGCTTGCAAAAGACATTGCAGAGTGTCATATTAAACCAAGCCAACCTTGGCCCAGAAAGTAAACAAATTATTCAAAACAAAGGAGTTTATTATGCGCTGTGTTATTGATGGGGATAACTTGTCTACAAATGATGTTGTAGAACTATTTAAATCCAAAAAGAATTTTTCAGTATGTTACTCTGTGGAAAACATAAGCAAACGAAATGCCCACGCCAAAGCATTACGGGAAGAAGAAATTCTATTTTATTCAAGTTATAATATTTTAGGCGATTTGTTAATTAATTATACGGATCATCCGGTGTAATAAAGGAGAAACAAAATGAGTTTAGTTTGGGTTATCTATTTGATTGATGTTATCTGTCAACCTTGGAGTGGACTAATTTTCTTAACGTTTATTTTCACACTTTGTTGTGCAGGACTAACATTCGGGGGTTGTTTTACAACAGATAAACAGTCATTATGTGATTCAGATGAAATATTTCGATTGTTTCTACGGAAACCTGTTTGGAAGAAGTTAATGATCTTTGGAATCTCAATCTTATTCTTGAGCAACTTTATTCCAGAACGAGACACTGCTTACAAGATGCTTGCAGCTTATGGTGTTGAAGAAGCTATCAAACTTCCTCAAGTTCAAGGTGTTGCTGATAAATCTTTACAAGTTTTGAATAAAGCAATGGATGATTATCTTAAAGAGTCTGATAAGAAAGAAGAAAAGACAAAAGAATAGTGTTGGTTAGTGTTGACAACTAAATAATTTTATGGTATGATATACTTAATACGAATTACATTTTAATAAAGGAGTAATTGCAGCGGGACTTCGCTGTGATTATTTAGTTTAAATAATCAGTCGCCATATTGCGACCAAGGAGTAACAACATATGTATAACCCAATGTCTTTAGGTGAGTTTATTTCATTTGCTTACCTACAACCATTAGAATTGACACTAGATAAGTTTGCACAACGATGTGAAACTAATCAAGCAAGTATTAGTCGTCTTATGAACAACAAGCAAGATTTGACCATTGACATGGCATGTAAGTTAGAAAAAGGGACAGGTCGTTCAGCACAATCTTGGATGAATGTATGGGTAGCTTATAAAGCGCATGAAGCCTATCTTGCAGGTAAATCTTCTGGTAAACCTGTTGTTACACAAGATCAGGAAGACTACCAAAACGGAGAGTCGTAGGTTAATTTTACAATTATAATATTAAGGAGTTATTTTTGAGTATTTATGATGAACCTATAATGAGAGCTGATGCTGTTGTTTATAGAAATAATAAAGGTGAACAAAAATCTGAGCAATTACTTCCAACAACAAAATACTTTTTAGCTTTTCTATTAGAATATGCTGAAGAGGAGGCTGATATAGATGGTTACTTTAGTATATCTCAAGATGATATTAGTTATTATTGTGGTATTGCAGAATCCTCAGTTAAAAGAGCAATACGAGTATTAGAGGCTACGGGTCTTATATCTGTTATCAGAAAAACTGGTATTGATCGTAAAAGTAATATGTATAAAATTAATGATTTTTACAATTTGAAAGACGTTAATCTAGTGCGTAATGGATCGGTTATACTCGGAGATTGGTATAGTGATGTTACTTTGACAGGTAAGGAAAAACAACTTTATGTAATACAAAACGATGAGGGTCTTTTTAAAATTGGCATATCTAGTAATGTAGAGTCTCGCAGAACTATTATTGAAACCGCGTCAGGTAGACCTGCTTCTATCTTAAAAACTTATACTGTTAAAGATGCACCAGTCTGTGAGAGGTATTTACACGATTACTTTTCAGAAACAAAACAACCAATTAATGAATGGTTCTATAAAGTCGACATTGAATTTATAACCAACTATATTGAAAGCAAAGGTGGTGTTTGTAATCAAATCAATTAGTAAGACTAAATAAAAACCACCTATTGACATTATGACCTCAGTCTATGAACTTTTTGTCTGTAGGTTCTATTGACTTATTGTCACAATAATAAGACTGATATTAATAATACTGAAATAATAAGAATGATCTTAAAGAGCTAAGAGATTGGAATTTTATTTTAATATTAAATGATCATTGATTATAGGTGTCTGATTGATGAGCTGTGCGATTCAATCTTGTTTATAATTATGTGTGGAGTTGAGGCTTAAGCCCAAGTAAGACTCAACCTCTATTGACAAAATGTTCACAGGAGAAACAATGGAACTTTTAATTCCTAAACACATACTGGAATGGCTTGATAGTAAACGCGGCAACTTGAGTCGACAAGCTTACATCATCAACTGCTTACGAAAATTGAAGGAAATAGAAGAGATTTAATTATAACCACCAGAACTCTAGGACTAACACATGGATAAATTTTACAAAATAGACGACAAACTTCTTAAATTAAAAACATTAAAAGATAAGAATGGCAAAGAGCACAGTATATCTGCGAACCATAAAATGGTGTATTTGTATCTTAAAGATAGATTTGATTTCTTTACGTCCAATAAACAAGAATATTTTGATACTAATAAAACTATTGCTGAAAATACTGGACTTGAAGAACGAACAGTAATCCGTTGTATAAAATTATGGATCGATTTAGGTTATGTAGAGAAGAAAGTTATAAAGTATAAGAACCTGCCAAAGAATATCTTTACAAAAGTCTTACCTCTTACTTTCAGCATAACCACCAGTAAACCTAAACTTAGTAAACAAGAACCAACTAAATCTGTAGTTAACACAGATCCTTACTTTTATAATAACTATGAATTTGAAGATGATGGTTATCCATTTTAATTTGGAGAAGATATTGAAAGAACAATTTTGTGTTTATTTTATAGCATTCAGCAAGAAATATGATGCACATGTAAAGATTGGGTATACCTCGAATATAAACTATCGTTTAGTTTCTTTACAAACAGCGTGTCCTTATCCATTACATGTAATAGATATTATAGATTGCAAGGACAAAGAGCAAGCTGTAAAACTGGAAGCTTTCTTACATAGATATATGCAGGCTTTTAGAATGGAAGGAGAGTGGTTCTACTGGGAGAAGGCCGGTAAACTTTTAAATAAAGCATTGACAACATTCTGCAACATGAAAGAGTCTGAAAAATTAACTATAACAAAACATAAACGAAAAACAGTTAAAGATTTCATTAATATAGAATTGAAAGATGAAAATACAAGATTGAGGAAAGAACTCTTTAATCTTAAAAAGGAGCAGCAAACCGAAACTGTTTAATAAAAAGTCAATTATTGTAGAAATAACTATTGACAACACAAACATCAAAGACTATTCTTAACAACATCAAGACAACGAGAGGCAAAAACAAAATGTCAAAAGAACTTTATAATCTGAAACGTTACTTTGCAAACTTACACCTTAAAGGTTTGTTAGATGTTTGTGATTCTGATGAATCCGAAGGAGATTATCTTGTTTTAATAGTTACAGATATGGAACAGGACTACCAATACACTTTTAATTTTGAAGCAAACGGAACGCTCTATTATAAGAACAAACCTGAACTGAATAAAATTAACAGAGATGAAGATGACACTTTTATGTTCTTAACAGATGAAGATTATAGCTCGTTGTGTAGTTTCTTATATCATTTACCTGATTCAGATAATAATATGCTCGCTGTTGGTTTTGGGTTATTTTAAGGGTTTAACCATGAAACTTCATTGTAATAAATGTAACAAAGTCCTAACAAAAGATTTATATCAGATTAAGAAATTAAAGCAACACCTTGAACACGATTACTGTGTTGGAGATGAAGATGGATTTCCAAGCTACCAAAAAATAGTATTTGAATTACCGCAGGGAGCTTATCTTGCAACAAACAAGTCTGTAACTATTTTCGATTATAAAGCGGAATCTGGTGATGGTTTAGTTGGGAGACGCTTGCAATCCTATAAAGAACCTGCTACATTTTCTGTTAGTAAAGTGGATACTATTGACGTTCCGAAGTTTAAAGAAGGGTGGGGTTGTTGTGATTACCACGACACAGATTTGGTTTGTTCTTGTGGCTCCATTATTGGTATTATGAATTATGATTGTTGGATCGATTTTAAACGAACTGACTTCTATCAAACAAAGACACACTTTGAGAACAGTTAATGGTAATTAACAGAAAGCTCCTGTAGAGTTTTTAAGCGATTCTAAGCTTAGGTAATACGAATGTATTGCTTAGCTCTAAGAATTGAAAATAGAGCTAATACAGAAGGTTTTAGTGCAGGTTCTAAACATAAACAAAGGATATATTGAGATGAAGGCTTGTTGTTTTGTTAAAAACTATACACAAGTGTACCATTGGGAATTATCTCCAGATGAGAGGTTACTTTATAGTAAAGCTGATATAGGAAAGTTCATTCAAGGTTGGAATGCCTATATCTACGATAGTAATGTGACTTCAGATGAAGAAGCTATAGAAAGATTAAAAGAAGAACAATTAAAATGTTTACAAGATCAAATAGACGAATTAAACTCTAATATCCGTAAAATTAATCTGTTATAAGGAATATAAAATGAAAGAGAATGACATTTTCAAATGGTCTTGGAAAGATGAACACTTACCATCAAAGAATTATGGTGATGCTTATCGGTGCTGTGCTCGTTTAGCAAAAGTTATTGATGGAAATCTTATGGACCTATTTTGGTCTATGGGAGAAAGTTCCCAGTCAAGAAAACTTGACACCGATAAGGTGGACCTTGTTTATCTTGGAAATCTCGAGGATTATCAAGAAGTTAGAACAACAGATAAAGACTATGTCTCTAAATATCCAGACGGTGAAACTGAATTCGTTAGTTATGGAGTTAATGTTGGATCAGTTCTATCTAAAAGTAAGAAACAAAAACGAATCAGGAATGTTCTTGAAATCTTAGAGTGCATTTCAAATCCAGAAGATGTTAACAATATTGAGTATATGCGAGATTCTATTAAACGTTGTATCGAGCAATTAAGCAAGTGCATCAAGAAGTAATAATTAGTATTTATTTAATAATTAATAGAAATAGTTAATAAATAGTTATGCAAAAGATATGAATATGCAATCAAATCTGCACAAGTTACACCCAAACTTAACCTTCCTTGTGAAGGTTTTTGTGCTTCAAAAGCTGGGGACTTGAGAGAAAAATGCTTTAAATAGTTCCAGAAACAGGATTACACCCTGACCACTTTTTAATAAAAACAGATCCAAGATTCTGAAAACACCCAAATCAAAATATAATAACCTTAGTTCTGTTATTTTGAATCAGAACTAAAGAACAAATTAATAAAAATGAAATCAGGTTTTGAAAAATTCCTAAAGTAATAATTAACAAAACTCGTTTTTGATTTTCAAAAATCGGGCGGAGACTAAAGTTAAGATTCGCTGGCAAGGTTTTCGTTTTCAAAAAATTATATACAGAAAATTTAACAGAAATGGATCAGGATTTCCTAAATTAGAAAAATCTGAAATGATAATGATTCTCATTTTCAAATCTAAACAAGAATTATTCTCATCTGCAGAATATCGCCCAAACTACCGGAGATTTTCTATCCCCGTGGCCCTTGCCGTGGTAGCTCTCCAGTTTTAAGCCGTGGTGCAGGCTGCTTTGTATCTTGTATAATAAGATTATAGATCCGCCAACTATGGAAAGCAAGCGGATCAAATGAATTATTTTATAATGTTTTAACCTTCTAATGGAATTAAATACAGACCTGTAAAACTTTCTTTGAAGTGATTAAAATTTCTAATAACCGCACATTCTGGAATGTTCTGTTTTAACGTGCTATACATAGAAGGATTAGAAAATACTAATTGGTCTCTTTGTTGTTTGCTTTCAAAAGCCCAATATTCAATTGTTCTGATAGGGTTTAAAACAGTTCCAGCGTTAGTTACTTGCTGTGCATAATACATGATATTAAACCTTCTTAATAATGTAACGAACCGCACCATATTGCAGATCTAGCTTGTCTGCATACTTTCTCAGCCCTTGCAAAGTCTTTGCTTTAGACTTAACAACCGCTCTGGTTTTAGTATCAACAATAATGTAATCCATAATCTTTCGTCCTGTAAGGGGTCACGTCGTGCAACCGATAGAGAAATAATAGCACAGATACAGAAAAGAGATCAAATTATTTTATAAGAAAAATTTTGTTGTTTCATCATTTGTTTTAATGTAGGCTTTTCACGTTGTTTTAAACTTTATGAGATCTTACATTATGACACGTATTAACGTCCTTCCTGCTGAGCTACTGCTATCAGAACATCTTCTGGCTGAATTGAGAGAGATTACACGCATACCTAATGCAATCCTATCGGGTAAAGCTAAAATCGATTTTAAGGCCATTCCAGACCGTTATACGCTGGGTAAAGGCCATGTGCTCCATTTCTATGATAAGCTTGGTTACATCAAAATACGATATGATCAGCTTTACAAAGAAGCAAAGAAACGTGGGTTCAATGTCACTTACAAAGATATCGATTACTCACAATTATCACCAGTGCACCATGTGGCTTTGATGCATGACTATATACCAACTAAAGAAGCACAGCTTTTGAACATAGAAAGGATCTGTGAACGATTTGATCTTAGAAAGAAAAACTATTCTTTTCATGGTGTTATCATTAACGATGAATACTCTTTCAATCGTTATCTAAATTTAGTGCAGAAAAAGCTTGCACTCTGAAATTGTTCTGATAATATTTAATACATCGGCAGCAAGTGAGCTGCATCAAAACAAAGGACTTTTAAAATGTTTATAAAATTGTTGTACTGGATAGCTTTTCTGATAGCTGGATTTTTCGCAGTTGATGGAATGTTAACATCTGATAAATGGGAGTCATTGTTTGCTGGTTTCCTGATTTTCGGAATTGTTATTCATCATTCTATGACAAATGAAAAAGTTATAATTTAATCTTAAACTAGGTTGATTTATAAGATTAGATAAGCTACTATTCTTCCAAGGCCGGCAAGGGCTGATTACTAACAGGACAAAGATTATGACTAAAGTATGGCAAGCTCAAAACACAGATCAATCTTCTTATGTCGGTGTTGTTGAATTCGAAGATCCTAGAAATGATGGCGATTACATTTATTTTGAGGTAGTCAAAACAGAAACACATTTTGTTTTTGGTAATAGTTGCAATGTCGGATTACTAGAATCTGGGAATTATAAGATTGACCCTGATTTCTCAGATGATGAAAATTTACAAGAATTGTTTGAAGATTTAAAAAGCTATTACCAAGATGGTAAAGGTTATCAGTCGGATCGCTTTTCTTGCAATGAAAGAATGTAAATCAAATTAAAAACTTGCAAAACCAAATTAGTTCAACTAATATAAATACAAGTTCAGGCAATAGTGCCGAACTAACAAAGTGAGATAAAGATCATGACTAATTCAACTGTAATTACCTTACAATCTCAAATTGATTCTATTGAATCTAAACTTTCTGCTTTGCGTTTGCAGGTTTCTGATTTAGAATCACAACAAAGTAAAATTGAGCTTGATCCGGATGACTTTGCAGATCAGTTCGATGAATCTTTAGATGTTGAAACTATCACTATTTGTGGTTGTGAATATTCACCTTCCCGTATATTGAAAGAAGTAGATCCGATTAATTATAATGAAAGTTTATACAATTATGCAGATTCTATTTTTGATGCTTCAGAAACGGATGAATACAAAGAGTTGCAAGAACAAATCGATTCACTAGAAGACAATATCAGCGATTTAGAAAGCGAATTAGATGATCTGTTTTCTGAATTAGAAGAAGCAAAAGAAACTGAATAAATAGCTTGATCTTTAGATTGTGAGATTATAGAATAGTCTCACTTTCTAAGGAAAAGATTTAAACCGCCAATAATGGCAAATTAACCACTAAATAAACGGTGATATCATGAAAAACTTAAATATTAAAAAACCTTCTGTTCGTTCTGTATATGTCAATTATATCTTAGAAAATATTGACAGTTCAGGTCACGGTATTGTCACTGTTACTACAGAACAAAAATGGAAATTTCTAGCAGAAACAATCGTTTCAGAATATGGTTTTAACATGAAAGATCGCGGTTATACCGATCAACAATGTGTTAAGGAGTGGTTGATGGGTTTACCCTCTTGTTTAACTGTCGATTTTTCTTACTTCGACATTTATAACCACTTATATAGTTGGGGTTTCTTGAAAGAGTCGGATACAGAAAATAAACATGAAAAGGCGCACGATCTTTACTGGATAAATCTCGCCTCTGCTATTGTCGCAGAATGTAGAAAGGCTGGTTTTCCGATTGTAGTACGCTAAGATATGGGACAAGATAACAGTTTCTTGTTATTCATCGGGGCGATCTTTCTTTGTTTATTCGCCCTATTTAGCCCTTTTTTTATCATCGGGGCAGTGATTGCAGGTTATAAAGGGATTAAAATTATGTTACACAATCAAAAAATTGATCAGAAGGCGTTACAATATGTTTTAGTTATGTATCGACTGAAAGATCTAGACTTCAGTGAGAAGCGCTACACACGTTTATACAATCTGCCTGAATTTGAGAAACTGGATATCGAAGGAAATAAACAAATCGACATCCTGGTGCGGTTTCAATCAACTGAAGATCAGTGCAAACAATATGCAAAAAACAACAATCTGACAATCAATTAAATAAAGAAGGTGTTTATTATGGCTTACTTTAATTTTAATAAAATTCTATCACAGAATATCTTTAAACATTATGAGGGTGATACAGGACAAAATACAAAAGCTTTAGTTTTAAAATCTGGATTGGTTTTAAGTATTCAAGCTTCAGATCGGCATTATTGCTGGCCCCGTGAAACGATGGATTATAGTTTGTATGAATCTTTTGAGGTTGGTTTTCCTTCTTATAAAGTATACACTTTAATGCTTTATGCAGAAGACGCTACATTGCCAACTAATACAGTTTATGCAAATGTTCCTAGATCAGTTATAAAGAAATTGATTGATAGACATGGTGGTATTGTCGGAACAAGTGATTGGAAAACTAACACTTTGTACAAATTCAAATAAACTAATTTAATAACTAAATATCAGGAACATAAAACAATGAAAGAACTAGATAAGAAAGCATTTGATAATAATTACCAGTATGATGATTACAAGAAACAGATCAAGAAAGAAACAAAACAACGACAAGAGGCACGACAACAAAAGCGTAATTGGAACTAATAAAGAAAAATCGTAAAAGGCAGGCATAAAAGCTTGCTTTTTCTTTTTATTGGGTCTATACTTATTTCAAGAGTTCGGGAATAGTTCCTGACCTTTATAGGACATAAGATTATGATAAACCTATTACCTGATATGCTCACATTAGCTTTTGAGATTGTTTG